AATGTTTATCGGATGTTCGGGCTCGGGTATTCAGATGCACAGCCGTATAGTGCGGCTTCCCGCCATGCGTCATACTTGAATTTGACGCCCGTGTCTGCGACGCTCAAGTGCGTGGATTTGAACACTTTCCTAACGTTCATGCGCGAGGACACCGCTATTCATCGCAGAAGAGAGATTGAGGTCGCTAATAAGCAACAGAACGAAGACAATTTTGGCTGGTGTTCTGCGTGTGAAAGGCCTACTGCGACGTGCGTGTGTGATTTGAATCCATTCCCACCGCCCATGGAATATGTGACAGAGACATCCATGGGTTCAAATTTGCTTGACAGAATGGGCCTTGTCACGAGCCCTATTGAGGATGATGATACTTCGTACAGCGGGACGATTTACGAGCCTTCGATCGGACCAGTGAAATTGGAGATGGATGGTGACGATGAAGATGAGGAGGTTGAGTTGGTTCCTTTCCCTGATGAGTTTTCCGGGGTTATGGAAGAGATAGAAAAGGAGCCGTTTGAGGAGGAAGTCGAGGAAGTTCCTGAAGAGAGCCTGAAAGTGAGAGTCGATTTAGCTTTGATCAAATTAGCCCGTGATGTGCATTTTTGGATGTTGTATGCGTACATGTGGTTTAGGGCGCAATGTCATGTGCTGCCGTACCGTTACGCTGACAACGTCCATCGCTTTCCACATGGTCTTGATAGACATTTGATTGTTGACGGTAAGATTGGGGATTTAATCTCCGCTGTGTTAACTTATCGATTGTCTGGTTACGTAACCCGATGGAATACTGCCAACCGTTGTCGTTGGCTACTGCGCGGCTACGGTCATCCCACGTTTTTGACTGGAGCAGCGGTGGCCGTGGCGTTAGCGCATTTTCACCTGTGGCTTGCTTTGCTTGCTTTGGGCAGCTGGACTGTTGGATATTACCAGCTTGCCAAGCATGCGACGGCTAGTCGCTTGAATCGAAGCCCCAGACCACTTTGGGAAGTGTTGAAGCCTTTCACTGGCGATGCTGCCGATGTTTTGATTCCTATTGTCGGATTTGCGTTTCTCGCCACATCATTAATGCGTCTGCGGCGACGATATTACCCCGAAACCCAGGCTCAGCCCGATATGCCGTACTCTTATGTGCCTGAGGACCACGAGCAGCCACCCAGTCTCAAAGCTGCCACGATGACGCAAACGCAGACAGCCCACGTGCTTTCTCAAAACATGGGCTCGATATGCGTTACGGGGCCCAAAGGTAGGAGGACTGTGTCCATTGTCGGAGTTAAAGGAACGTTATGGTTGTGCCCTCGGCATGTGTTTTC